TTTTTCTTTTCAATAGTATACAAAACCTCCCCATAGCCTTTGTGCATTTTGACGTTTGCCCAATAAGTGTCGCCCCCGATTTTGAGCGAATAATACAAGAAGTATTCTGTTTCCGGGTGCTTGCGCTTATTCGGGTTGTTAGGGTCGAACTTAGGAGACGATGAATCGTAAGGTCTATTCTCTGCCCATCCTTTGTACTTCCATTTACGGATGCAATCCAAGTCAAAGTCCTTTAACCAAGCCATAAGCTTCAAGTCCTCCCGATTATGTTCATATACATCCTGCAAGGAACGCCTTAGGATGGTGAGTTTGCCCGACACGAAATCAGTATTGTGCAGAACTGTTCCATTGTAAGGATGAAGAGTTGCTTTGAGGACCTTTATGTTCGCCGCCGCCTTTTGTTGCTCCGTACGTTGCTTTTCCACTTTGTTTTGTCCAGGCAAACATCCATCAATATATGGGCAATCGTAGCAGTCCTTTGCCCTTGCATTGATGAAATTCGGCAACAGCCTATTTTTCAGAGTTGCTTTATTGTAGAAGGAGCATGAGCTGCACGACTTGGGGAAGTAGGGATGATCGTGCGAGAAAGTATGTCCATCCTTTCCCGGGTTGTTGGTCAGCCCCGGTTGCGGCGCCTCACCTGCGAATTCCTTTTTGAGTTCGGGTGTGGGCGTGTCGTCGGTCTGTTCGAGCGAGCACTTGCAGTTCCATCTGTCGCCGGGGTGGTGCTCATCCCAGAAGGGGTCGGAAACAGGTAGTGTGAGTTTCTTTTCCCAGAAGGAACGATGGCTGCTCTCGGGCGTAGGCGACGTGGTAGGCATCCACCGTAGGTTAGGCATGATGTCGGCATCTTGTGTGAACTGTTGCCAGTCGGCAGCGTTGTGCGCTCGAATGATGGCCGTGTCGTACTCCGTCTGTAGCCATGCCCCGACATAATGTGATGATATTCCCTTGACCTCATCCGCCCACTGCCGGAAAGGCTTGAGCGAGCCGTCGGTATTAAGGAGCTTCGCCGCCATGCTCTGCGACATGGCATGGACCTTGAATGCGGCAAAGACCTCGTTGGAATGGCGTAGTGAGGCGAGGAACGAATCGCTATGCGTGGGCGTGTGGCTTTGCACCAATCCCTCGACGGTGGCTTCATTGAGAATGCGCAGCACCTCTCGCCACATCGTAGGCTCTATGGCCTTGGAAGTGTCGAAGCCTCGGTATATGGTGCGCAGGTATTGCTGTAGCACCTTGGTGGAGAATGAGAACGATGGCGCAGCGTTGTGGAAGTGACCTTCACAACAGCAGCACGAGCCATTGTAATAGAGCTGGTCTATCAGAAGTCGGTATCGGCCCCTTTGTCTGGGGCTAGCCCGAAAAAACCTCTCAAACGGTTTCTTATTGCTTTTTGAACGTTGTTTGAAGACTGTTTAGGCACATTGGGCTCATTGGGCTCATTAGGCTCATTGGGCTTTTTGTTGTCGTCTTTATCTTCATCGTTGGCTTGCGATTGGTTGAGCGCCTCTCGCATAGCCGCTCGTTCCTCCTCCTTTTGCGCTTTGAGTTGGTCGTAGTTTTCGGGTTTCGCTATGCAGAAAGTTTCGTAGAGATAGTCGTCGTCGATGGGGAGTCCCATGGATGCCAGTTTCTGTACGATGTCAATCTGCTGTGAGGGATTGATTTTATCCTTCTTGGCATAGACGAACTCGCCCCCCTCGACATTGAATCCGAGGTCGGCAAAGATTTGCCTCATGTCGTAGTTGAGAATGTCGAGAATGAAGTCGCGGTCGTCGGCGTTCATCTCGTCCTCCTCCTCCTTGTGCACCTCTCCGAGCGCCTGCGTGCCCGTCTCCTTGGCATCGGTGGTGAGTGTGTTGCCAAGCACCCGGATTGAGATTTTGCTATCCCAATACTCGGCAAACGTTTTGTAGAGTTCGGAAGATCCCGACTTGTTAGCCGCCTCGATGAGCGTGAGTTCCGAGTCCTTTGGGTGGATGTAGACCGCATTCGCCCCCTGCGACCGCGCCTCTGCGATGAGCCTTCGCCTGGCCTGTTCGTCGCCCGCATCGTAGGTGTACTCTCGAATGGGCATGCCGAAGATGTTGCAGAATCGCGCCCAGTCGGCCATATCGCCCCGTTTGTAGAGGACAGCCGGCAGTAGCTCGGCAAAGATGCCCAGTTCGCGCTCCTTGCCTACGAAGAGCATGTTTGGGAACTGCTCGATGGGAATGCCGTCGATTTCCCCTTGGTATTTGAGAATGCGTCGGTGGATAGGATCGTAGTGCTTCCGGTTGATGAGGTCGTATCGGATAAAGCCCTCGTCGTCGCGCCAGAACTGCATGAGCGAGAAGCCGTGGAACTCCGCCAGTACACAATCCTTTCGGAACTGCTTGAACCATGGCGAGCGGATTTGCGCGTTGATAAGCTCATCCGGCTCCCCGTTGCGCTGGAACTCGATGGGAATGCGAGTGACCCCACGCAATCGTTTTGCCAGCACTCCCGAGAGATGAAGATCGAGCAGTGCCGACTCGTACATGTCGTAGAGCCTTACTCGGTTAGAATAGTCGATGCCCTGTGCCGACTTGACTGAAGCCATGTAGGCCGCCATGTCGAAGAAGAAGACCTCTGGCATCTGTAGCACGATGTCGGGTTGCCGCTGCCCCGGTGAGGTGAGCATCCCCCCTTGCGTGATGCGCTTTTGCGAGGATCGTGCCGCCCTCTGCGCCTTTAGATTTTTCTTAGCCATAAAAATAGAACATTAATCAGAGAAAAACGGGCCTCACCTCATCGGCCGAAGTTTGCCATCGCGAGTTGTCGGCCAGCTCATCGTCGGTGAGCGTTGGAGCCCCATCGATGGTGATGTCGCCGTTCATGACCCCCTTGAGCCATTCGATGGCTCGGTCGTAGCGGTCTTGCCTGATTTTCGCAATCTTGTAAGGATTGTGCTGGCAGAAGATGTGGAAGACGGCGATGTCGATGGCGAACATGAGGATGAGCGCATGGCGCTCAGAAGAGCGCGCTGCGAAGATGGCGTTGCAGTCGTAGGTTTTGTTGAGATAGGATCGCATCTCTGCGACGGCTCGGTCTTCGCAGATTTCGATGATTTGCGGGTCGTAGGCCGCGGTGTCCTTTCTGAGCAGTGCATCGAGGATGTCTCGGTGGATGGAAGCGTCGTAGTCGGAAATATCGATAAAGTTGTCCATAAGCAAGAAAGATTAAGAAATTACATTCTGTAAGGGTTGTCCTCGTTGATTTCTCGGTAAGAGACGGTGTAAGTCGGTTCCATCTCGGCCGTTTTGAGTTCGGCGATGGAGACCGCTCCCTCGACGGCATCCGGTCCGTCGGCGGGGTAAGGCAAGGTGAGTTCGAAGAGTTTGAACTGATTGACCAGCTCCTGCATCATGGGGTTGTCGCGCTCCTGCTCGTTGAAGACCCATCGGCACTCGCGGTCGATGGGTTCCAGGTTGGCCTCGATGCGTGTGGCCTTATCCGTCTTTTTTCGGTCGTCGCCCTTGATGTAAAGTTCTCGATGACGTTCTCGGCACTGCTCCCGCAGGAGCGGCCGGAAGACCTGATTGAAGAAGGGGTCCTGGAGTTTGTTGTTCTCCATGTAGAAATAGACGTTGGCTTTTTGCGCCACATAGTCGTCCATGGCGAAGTACCACGAGATGAAATTCGCATTCGTTTCCCTGGCGAGGAACGCCTTGATGACATAGTAAACCCCTTTGAGTTTGCCGACGAGTACGAGCGCCTTGGTAGAAGACGCCTTTTTGCGCGAGTCGGAGTAAGCCGGGTCGCCATAAGCGATGAGAAAGCGGAACTTGGAAAGCGGCGGCACCTTGCCATAGGGCAAGTTCTTGAAGATTTTGCCCTCGGCGACGGGGTTGTTGAAGTACTCCCCTTGCTGCGCCTTGACGGAGATTTTGGACAGTATGCGGTCGATTTGCTCCTCCTTGTTTTTCTGCGGCCACGTGGAATGCCCCTGCTTGTCGCGGATGTTGACGATGTCCCACGAGTTGGCTAAATGGCCCGCCCTGGAGATGCAACAGTCTTTTGCAATGATGTTGCCACACCAGAGCACCAAGGTAGGTTCGGAGATGGATCGCGTAGGATAGAGCGCATGCTCCGCCCAATCCCACTTTTTGTCGAGTGTGACCGGGTTTCGGCAGTCCTCGTCGGTGTCGTAGTCGTCGAAGTAAAGCACATCGGGGCGTATGGCCTCGTTGCGCATGCCACGCGGTGCCGAGCCCGCGCCGAGCGCAATGAACTTTGCCCCACAGCGACAAGAAAACTCCGAGTCGGTCCACTGTCCGACGGTGGGCTGCTCTCCATAGAACTGTCGTATGCGCGGGTTCGACTCAAAATTGATTTTGAAAGGCAAGAGCAACCTCCTGGCCGAATCGATTGTGGCCGAAGCCAGCGCGACGAATCGCTTGCGCCTGGTGAGCGTGAGGTAAATGAGTATGAACATGGCCACGGTGGACTTAGCCAGCTCGCGGCTCCAAGAGAGCACCTCGTACCACTCGTCGTTGGCAATGACCCTTCGGATGGCCTTGATGTGGAAAGGCGCAAACTCATATTTGGCATAAGCCGGGAAGAAGAACTTGATCCACTCAATGGGGTCGCGCTCGAGCTGCGCCCGTTGGCGCTCGATGTCCTGTCGGGTGAGACTATTATCGACCTCGACCCCACGCAGGAGACTTTTGTGGAACTCCTCCCAAATGGCGAGAGCCTGCCGTTCTTTAGCCGTAGCCATCACTTACGGGCCCTCCCCGCCTGGTCTTTGATGAACGCGTCAAAATAATCGTTGAAAGTGGCGGCCGCTGCTGCATCGACCGGTCGCAGCCACGCGAGGAACCGCATGCCGACGGAGACACAATCAGAGACCCCGATGTCCTGTTCCAATTTTTTGACCGCCCCCGCCGTTTTAACTATGGCATCCGCCTCCTCGGCCGTAGGGAATCGGTTGCCCGGTTGGCGCGCCTCGATGCGCTTGTTGATTTCAGCCAATTGTCGTTTGTATTGCGCTATGAGCTGCTCGGTGGTGATGGTGCGCGAAGCCTTAAGCTCCTCCCACGCCCCCTCGCGCACCCATCTGGAAACCGTCTGTCGAGTGGTGCCCACCTTGGCAGCAATCTCCTCCTGGGTGAATGCGCCATTGAGGAAGAGCGACTGTGCGATGCCCTTTTTGTCGATATTGCTTTTTGTCATAAGATGTGAAACAAAGAATTTAATTTGCGTAGTGCAAAGTTCTGCAATTTCGGGTAGCGTTTCAAATGTTGTTTTTATGATGACGCTGGAAAAAGTGACGATAACGTTTTGTACGCATACGATAAAAACGCGGTTTGCAAGCGGCAGGATTTTTATGGAATTTTGCAGTCGCAACCATTATAAAACGACGCGAGATGAAGTTTTTCAACACAATACCGGGTGACGGCTCCGTGGCCATCCTGCTCTACGGCGATGTGGGCGACGGCCAGAAAGTGGACAGCGGCAGAGTGGTGAGCGAGCTACTGTCGCTGCAAGCCCAATATGCCAAGATAGACGTAAGGATCAACTCGAACGGCGGCGACGTGTTCAGCGGCATCGCCATCTACAACGCCCTTCGCACGTCGAAGGCCGACATCACCATCTATGTGGACGGTGTGGCGGCGAGCATAGCGGGCATCATTGCCCTATGCGGCAAGCCCCTATACATGTCGCCCTATGCGAAGCTGATGCTTCACGCCGTGAGCGGCGGCACCTGGGGCAACGCCTCCGCACTGCGCCAGACGGCGACGATGCTGGAGACCCTGCAAGGCGACCTGGCTCGGATGATAGCCCAGCGCTGCGGGATGGAGGCGCAAGAAGTGACCGCTCGCTACTTTGACGAGAAAGACCACTGGATTAGTGCGGAAGAAGCCGTGAAGATGAAGTTAGCCGACGGGCTTTACGACATGGGCGAGAAGCCCGAAGAAGAGCCGAAGACAGCAGGCGAAGTATACCAGTATTTCAATAACCGGCTGCACGTGCAGCCCCAAACCCAGAATAAAGACATGGCATTATTAGACGAACTGAAGAAGATGCCCTCGTTTAAGGACGTGGAGGGCGAGGCGGAGCTTTTGATGAAAGCCCGCCAGTTAGAGAACCAGGCCACTAAGGCCGAAGCCTTGGAGAAAGCGAACCAAGCCTACAAGGCCAAAGCCGACGCGGCAGAAGCCGCCGAGGTGGAAGCCATTGTGAACAAGGCCGTGAGCGACGGCAAGATTAGCGGTGAGCAGGTGGCTGCCTTCAAAGCGTTGATGAAGAGCGACCGTGCGAACGCCGAAGCCCTGATTAACGGCATGAAAGGCCAGAAGCCCCAGTTGCGCGCAGCGGCCTACATCGAAGACCAAACAGTAGGCAGCAGCTTTGCCAACAAGAGTTGGGACGAGCTAGACAAGTGTGGCTTGCTTGGCGTGTTGAAGAACAGCGACGCCGCTCTGTTTGCCGCGAAATATAAAGAACGCTTCGGCGTGGAGTATAAGAACTAAGGAGTAACCAAACAAAAAAAGAAACGAAAATGGCATTAAACAAACAAATCTGGCTAAACACGATTGTAGAGAACTTCTATCCCGACAATTCGTTTGCCTCGAAGAGCATTGACGACTCGGCCTTTGTGGACTACAAGACCGTGCACATTCCGAACGCAGGCAGTGCCTCGGGCGTGGAGATTAACCGCACGAAGAAGCCCGCTAGCGTAAGCCAGCGCACCGACAACGAGTTGACCTACGACATGGACGAGTTGACGACGAACCCCATCTACATTCCGAACATCGACACGGTGGAGTTGAGCTACGACAAGCGCAACAGCGTGTTGAGCAACGACCGCCAGCAGCTGCAGAAGGTGGCGGCTCAGAACCTTTTGTACCGTTGGGCCACTGGCGCCAACACCCTAAGCACAAGCGGCGAGGCTCGCAAGGCCCACACCTCGGAGACGGCGACTGGCAACCGCAAGAAATTCACGAAAGACGTGGTGATGGAAGCGATGGTGAAGATGAACGTGGACGACGTGCCCACCGAAGGCCGCTACATGCTGCTCGACGCCGTGCAGTATGCCGACCTTCTTGATGACTTGACCGACAAGGAGCTCAGCTCGTTCCAGGCCGTGGCCAATGTGGGCAAAGGCATCATGGGGCAGCTCTACGGCTTCAACATCATGCAACGCTCTCAGGTGTTGCGCGTGAAGGCCGACGGTAAGACCCTGATCAAGTGGGAAGCCGAAGCCGAGGCCACCGAACTCGCCGCCGGCTTGGCTTGGCAAGAGCAGTGTGTGAGCCGCGCCTTGGGGGAGGTGAAGATGTTCTCGAACGAAGACGACCCCCAATATTACGGCGACATCTACTCGTTCCTCGTGCGAGTGGGCGGCAACCCCCGTCGCTATGACAAGAAAGGCGTGTACCTCATCGCAGAGAGCGCCGCATCCTAACCCGCATCAAGAGTAAGTTATGCAACTACCCAGAGTAAAGATACGATTTCTGACGGGTCAACTCGGCACCGTGGGTGACAGTCCTGACGGGCTGTTTGCCCTGGTGTGCGGCGCGGCCGCCGTTGGGAACACCTTTTCGCTGAACACGGCGTATGAGGTGACGAGCATGGACAGTGTGCAGGCGTTGGGCTTGACGGAAGAGAACAACGCCGTGTTGTGGAAGCACCTGTCGGAGTTTTATGACGAAGCCGGCAGCGGAGTGAAACTTGTGGTGATGGGCGTTAGCCCCGGCACGACGATGACGGCTCTGCTGGACTACGCGAAGACCTCAGCCGGAAGCGTGCGCTGGCTGGTGGAGAAAGAGAACGGCGCGCTGAGAGGTGTGGGTGTGGCCAATGTGAACACTCTGTCGACGGACACGAGCCAAGAAGGCATCTCGAAAGACGTGTTGACCGCGGCTGCGAAAGCCCAGCAGCTGGGCGAGTGGGCGACGACCGAGCTGTACGCCCCACTGGTGTTTCTGCTAGAAGGCCGCAACTACACGGAGAGCACGGAGCTACACGACCTGACGAAGGAGAGCTGGGACCGCGTGGGGATTGTGGTGAGCGACACGGCGGCTGGCACGAACGGCGCCTGCATCGGCACGTTGCTAGGCCGCGCAGCGAGCGTGAGCGTGCAGCGCAACGTGGGCCGGGTGAAAGACGGAAGCCTGAAGCCCCTGGAGATGTATGTGGGGGAGAAGAAGACTGACGAGAGCGGTGAGAGCGTGAGGAAGCTCTATGAGAAGGGCTACCTGGTGGCCCGGAAGTATGTGGGCCGCAGCGGCTACTACTGGGCGGACGACAACTTGGCCTGCGACCCGACGGGTGACTACGCCCATTTGGCCCACCGAAGAGTGATAGACAAAGCGTACCGCACGGCCTATGACACTCTGCTCGACATGCTGATGGACGAGCTGGAAGTGAACGAAGACGGGACGCTGGACACGGGCGTGGTGAAGAGCTGGCAGCAGACTGTGGAGACGGCGATCAACCAGAAGATGACGGCGAACGGCGAGCTGAGCGGCGGGAGTGACGGCGAGGGATGCGTGTGCGAGATAGACACGACGCAGAACGTGCTCCAGACGAGCACGGTGAAGGTGGTGCTGAAAGTAAGACCCTATGGCTATGCCCGTTATGTGGACGTGAGCCTAGGCTTTCAGGTGACAACAACCAGCTAAAAGAAAGGAGGCAGAAAAATGTTTAATTCAAGAGAATACGAATGGAGCGACGTGGGCGTGGTGGCAGCGGGACGGCCCATCACTGGCTTGCGCGGTGTGAAATACTCGGCTAAGCAAGAAAAAGAGCTTCTTCACGCGAAGGGTAACAAGCCGCACAGCATTCAGCGCGGGAACAAGAGCTATGACGGCGAGATTACGCTGACTCAGAGCGAATATGAGTCGCTTCGGAGCGCCGGTGGCGGCGACATATTGGACATCAGCATCGACATAGTGGTGGCATACGGAAACCCGAGCAACGGTGACACGATTACGACCGATTTGTTGATGGGCGCAGAGTTTACAGAAGACAACACGGAATGGAAGCAAGGGGACAAGTTTCAGGAGAAGACTTTGCCATTTATCTTTTTGGACAAGAAGAGCGTTTAGGCTCTCATTTGAAGAATAATTGAACAGTAATTGAAAAGCGATTAAACATGGAATTTACAAAAGAAAAGATCAAGGAACTCAAAGCTAAACATGGCGAGATCTACATGATAGAGACACAAGGAAAGAGTTGCATCATCCGCAAGCCGAACCGCCGTGACTTGAGCTATGTGAGTGTAGAGAAAGACCCCATCAAGATGCAGACTGCATTGCTCAACCAGTTGTGGATTGAAGGCGATGAGGAAATCAAGACCAATGACGACTATTTCTTCGCAGCCTGCAATACTTTGGATGTGGTACTCAAAGTAAAGGAGGCTGAGATAAAAAAACTTTAGAGGAGGCTGAAATCGACGATGCCGATGCAAGTGATATACTCTTTCTGAATACGCTTTTGAGATATTACATGCACTTAGACCCAGACACCCTAAGCGATGCAGAATGGGCGTGGACTATCCGGTATTTGAAAGAAATCAGGAAAATGGAGGCAAATGGACAGCGTACTTAAATTCCTAATCAAGTTACAGGCAGACCAAGGCAATGTGCTAAGCGTGGCACGTCGCACGTCAGAGCAGCTGGATACTATATCCCGCAAGGCGACATCCGTGGGTAATCGCCTTCGGGAAGCCTTCTCCTTCTCCAATTTCAAGAAGTCGCTCTCCTCGTTGCCTGGTATGGACTTCTTGATGAATCCCTACACGCTGATGGCTTCGGGGATTGGCGCACTGACCAGTATCGGTGCGCAAGCCGAACAGACCTCAGTCGCATTCAAAACATTGGTCGGCAACGAAACTATGGCGGCCAAAATGCTCAACGAAATCAATGACTTTGCCGCTAAAACACCCTTTGAGCCACTTGACCTTGAAAACAATGCCAAGATGATGCTCGGCTTTGGCGTCAATGCGCAGAAGGTCGTGCCGTACTTGAAACAACTTGGCGACATCGCCATGGGCGACAAAGAGAAGCTCGGCGGACTTTCGTTGGTGTTCGGTCAGGTAGCCTCCGCCGGAAAGATGCAAGGTCAAGACTTGATGCAGTTTATTAATGCTGGTTTTAACCCATTGAAGGAACTGCAGAAAATGACAGGCAAAACCTATGCGGAACTGCAAGACATGATGAGCAAGGGGCAAATCGGCTTTGATGCCATCGCAGCAGCTATCAACCATGCAACAGGAGCCGGAGGCGCTTTTGAAGGTATGTCGGATAAACTGAGTCAAACGGTTAGCGGCAAGTTCTCTACTTTGATGGGCAACATCAGACAGTCAGCAGTAGACATGTTCGAGCAGCTGAAACCTGCTGTAAGTGGGTTGATGGACATTTTTATGGCCATCGTTCCACCCATAGCGACTGCGCTGACAAAGATACTGTCTGTTGTGGGCACTGTCATTAATTTCATCACGCAGTGGAAAACCGAATTCGGCTATCTTGCCGTAGTTGTAGGTGTCGGCACCATAGCGTTCAACCTCCACACGATAGCCTTGTGGGCCATGGTTGGAGCCGTTAAGGTGGTGTCTGCTGTGACCAAAGTTTGGGAGGGTGTGCAATGGCTACTGAATGCCGCATTGAACGCTAACCCGATAGGCATTGTCATCACGGCTGTGGCTGCATTGGTTGCAGGAATCATCTATTGTTGGAACAAGTTTGCTGGATTCCGAGCTTTTCTGCTCACGTTGTGGTCTGTAATTAAGGGACTCGGAGGTATTATCAAGGACTACCTGATTGACCGTTTCAAAACCTTGCTTAGTGGCATTGGCAAAATCGGTGATGCCATGGCGAAGCTCTTTGACGGAGATTTCAAAGGAGCATGGAACAGTGCCGTGCAAGGCGTCAAGGATATTACAGGCGTATCAAGTGCGGAAAAGGCAGTTGCCGCAACAAAGGAACTCGCGGCGGGTGTCAAGGAGGAATACGACCGCAACTATGTCCGTGAGAGCGCCAAAGACAAGCAGAAGAACTCGGCTGCCATATCTACCCCTGGAGTAAAAGGCAGTGACAGCTCTTTCTCGTTTGATGCTGCTTCAGCTGGTGGAACAGGAGGCAAGGGAGGAAAAGGTGGCAAAGGTGGAAGCAAGACCGCTGAAGCGCTGGCAACAGGCGGCACTCGCAATACGTCGATAAATATCTCCATTGGCAAGTTCTTCGACAATATCCAAGTAACAATGAATGACAAGAGCGATACGGCAGAATTGGAGCGTGTGGTGCTCCAATGTATGAACCGTGCACTGTCTATAGCAACAAGCGCAGACCGATGAACACAACCAACAAATTCATATTGCAAAATCTCGCACTGAGGGTTGCAGGACAGACAAAGATTCCGCCTTATTGGTTGTTCCGTGAGAACAACCTCTATGGGAAGAACCTTGGCTACCTTCAAGGAGGAAAGACCATACCCGACAGCTCCAGCTTTGACGTGACCAAACTCACCGATGAGGAGCTTGAAGATATTGTGCGAACAAATGCGATGGGTATTCCCATGGTCATGCCGCTTCGATTTCAACTTGAAGAGTCTGGTGCTGAAGAGTGGTTGTTTCCGATAGAACCGATGATAAGTATCAATGGGCAAAACATCTTGACGCGCCGCCATGTGTCGAAGGGTACTGTGAAAGGTAGCATCAAGGAGCGTTGGACCCAAGATGACTACACTGTTAGGATTGAAGGCATTTTGATGAGTGAGGATGGTTGTTACCCCAGCAATGACGTGACAACGCTGAAAAACTTCTGCGAAGCGGGACATGTGAAAGCACTATGCCCATTGCTTGAAGTCTTCGGAATATCCCAACTAGCTATTGAAAGCTGGGATATTCCGTTCACAACAGGAAGAGCAAACCAAAACTACACCATCCAGGCATATAGCGACGACATATACAAGTTGCTGCTGAGCCGTGAAGACTTAAATACCTAATATATAATATGTATACGTTGGCTTACGACATAACAGTGGGTGACTATCGCCTCGGAATGCTCGACAAGGTGGAGGTACACAAAAGCGTAGAGCTGCTTGCCGACACCGCCACCATCACCTTACCTGGGGCGGAATATAACGCCGCATTGCAGATAGAGGACAAACTGAAGCGTGGTGACAAAGTGTGCATAAAGTTCGGCTATGAAGAAGCAGGGCTTGAAACGGAGTTTGAAGGTTGGCTTCAGAGAGTGGCCACCGATGGCGGTGATATAAAACTCATTTGCGAAGATGATCTGTTTCTTTTCAGAAAAGACATTCCCAACCAAGTTCTTCAGAGCATCACACTAGAAGATCTTCTCACAAAAGTAGTGGTCGGTTGTGGCATCAGTTGCAAAGTGGACTGCTCTTACTCATGGACATACGGCAAGTTCGTAATCAATAATGCTACGGGCTATGACGTATTGAAAAAGGTACAAGAGGAATGTGGGGCGGACATCTATATGCAAGATGAGGTGCTGCACATCCATCCCCCAGGCGAGAAGGTAGGCGAAGAACGTTTCTACGACTTTACGCTGAATGTTGAAGAGGAAAGTCTGACCTATCATCGGGCAAAGGACAAACGACTACTTGTGGTTGTGAAAGCCCTCATGCCCGATGGCACAGTCAAAGAAGTTGAGACAGGCACAACTGGTGGTGATAAGATCGAGATTAAGTGTGCGACAAGTGACGAAGCGTCGATGAAGGCTCGTGGCGAGCTGGAGGTGAAGCGGAGGAGCTTTGACGGGTATGAGGGCAGCATAACGGGTTGGCTCGTGCCGATGTGCCGTCCGGGCGACAGCGCCGTGCTACGCGACCGGGACTACGAATATAAGGACGGGACCTACTTTGTGGCGGCCGTGACGACAGAGTTTGGTCGAGACGGCGGGAAGAGGAAGGTGACGTTAGGCTTTCGATTGAACTAAAAAAAGACGAAGCGATGGACGAATACAAGAAACTGCACGACCAGCTGGCCCGAATGGGCGGCGGAAGGACCGTGTCGATATGGCAAGGCGTGGTGAAGAGCGTGGAGGGCCAGACCTGCACGGTGAGCGTGGGCAGCCTGGACGTGCCCGGCGTGCGGCTGAAAGCCTCGGAAACGGAGGACAAGGCGCGGATGCTGGTGACGCCGAAGGTGGGGACGGCAGTGACGATGGTGAGCCTGAGCGGCGACCTATCGGAGCTGGTGGTGGTGCAGGTGGACCGGGTGGCGACGATAGAGCTGAACGGCGGCAGCCTTGGTGGGCTGGTGAACATAGAGGCGCTGACGGCGAAGCTGAACGAGCTGGTGGACGCTTTTAACAGCCACCAACACCAGGTGGCGGTGTCGCACCCGGGCGGGACGTTTGTGACGGTGAAGCCGCTGAAAGCGGCGAACCACCTGGAGCGCAGCGACTATGAAGACGAAACGATAAAACACTGAAGACGGGATGAACGGAATGCTACTGCAATGGGATGGCGAGCGCAACGTGCTGGAACCCCAGGTGAAGAACGGCGGACTGGCGACGGGCGACACCCTGCGTCAGAACCAAGCCCTGCTGCTGATGCTGCACAAAGGCGAGCTGAAGGAACGCCCCTCGGCCGGTGTGGGTCTGAGCGACATGCTGCTGGACAACGACCCACTATATTGGCGGACGGAGATAAAAGAGCAGCTGGAGATGGACGGACAGACGGTGAAAAGCGTGAGCGTGACGACGACGGGCGTGGAGATAGAAGCAGAATACTAAACGAAAGAGGAGGAATGGAATGATGATATTAGAACACTTTATGAACAAACTGCAGGAGGTTTTGTCGAGCGCGTGGGGCTGGGCGGTGTGCGCCGGCCTTGTGGTGGCGAACTTTCTAGCCGGCTATGAGACGATGGTGGGCTTCACGGTGGTGGCGGTGGTGATGGACGCGTTGTGGGGCATAGCGTCGAGCGTGAAGCAAGGACGATTTACGAAGAGCGAACTGATGAGAAACTCACTGTCGAAGTTGGCGGTGTATGGGTCGGTGGTTCTGCTGTTTATACTGATAGACAAACTGATGGGTGTGGGAAACGGGCTGACGACGAGCGTGATTTGCATCTGCATCATCTTGGTGGAGCTGTGGAGCACGGCTGCAAGCATGCTGATATGCTTTCCGAACCTGCCCTTCCTGCAACTGCTAAAGAAGGCCCTTGTGGGCGAGATAGCGAGCAAACTGAATGTGAAACCCGAGGACGTGGAAGCGGCCCTCGACAAGATGAGAAAGAAATGAGACAGATAAAATACCTCGTTGTGCACTGCACGGCAAGCAGCCAAACGACGACAATCAAGGGGCTGGAAATGGAGTTCAAACGGAAGGGCTGGAAGAACCCGGGCTACCACTATGTGGTGAGCGCAGACGGAAAGGTGCACCAGATGCTGGACGAAGCGAAGGTGAGCAACGGCGTGAAGGGTTACAACTCGGTAAGCGTGAACGTGGCCTACATTGGTGGCATAGACAATCAAGGAAAAGCCACGGACAACCGCACGGAAGCACAGAAGAAGAGCCTGCGAACGTTGCTGAAGATGCTGAAGGGAAAATACCCGAAGGCGGTGATACAAGGGCACCGAGACTTCTCGCCCGACCTGAACGGCGACGGCAGGATAACGCGCAACGAGTGGATCAAGGCTTGCCCCTGCTTTGAGGCGAAGGAAGAATATAAGGACATCTAAAAAGAATATGACGATGAAACACCTATTGTGGCTACTATTGGCGATGCTGCTGACGAGCTGCGCCAGCACGCGACGAACCGCCAGCGTGCGGGAAAGCCAGACGAAGAGAGACTCGGTGGTAACAAGAGATTCGGTGGTAATGAGAGACTCCGTTGTGATACGCTACGAGCGCAGCGCAACGGACTCGACCGTGGTGAGAGACTCGGTGGTAGTGACGCTGGACACGGCAGGGAACGTGGTGAAGTTGGAGCGATACCGCCAAAGCGACCGCACCCGAGAGAGCAGCCGCTTGACAGCAAGCGAGAACCAACATACCGAAGCGCAACGAGGGACAAGCCAACAAACGAACCAGGAAGCGACGAGCCGCCAAGAGGCAACGAGCGAAAAGAGGCAGAGGGGCGTGCCGTGGTATGTGTGGCTGACTGGCGGCGTGGTTGCTGGCGGTGTGTGGGGCATTGTGTGGTATTGCGCATTCGGAAGAAAAAAAGCGTAAAGCTATGGAAGTGACGGTGAAAGACGGACAGACGCTGGCCGACGTGGCCGTGCAGGAGTGTGGCACGTGGGAAGCCGCGCTGGACATAGCCCTGAAGAACGGGGTGAGCCTGACAGACAGCCAAGCGGCCGGCACGAGGCTGCGCCTGCCCGACGGCGTGACGGAGAACCGGGTGATGAAGAGCTACTGCAAGGCCCACGACGTGAGTCCGGCGACGGAGCGGGACGAGAGCGGGGTGAAGCTGCGGATATTCAGCGAAGAGTTTACGAAAGCATTTGACTAACGACAAAAAAGACAAAGGACATGGCAAGAACAACGGCAGAGATAAAGAAGACGATGACCGACGCCTTTTTGGCCGACGCGACAATCAGGGAGCGCTATGGGCTGAAAGCCGGTGCGACGTGGGGCGGAAGCTTCTCGGACGTGAGCTTGGAGAACATTCTGCTCTGGGTGGTGGCGGCCTGCTGCCATGCGCTGGAGGTGCTGACGGAACAGTGGGTGGCGAAGGTGGAAGAGCAGATGGCCGGGGCGGTGGTGGCGAGTGTGCCCTGGTACTACAAGGTGGCAAAAGCCTTCCAGTATGGCGACGCGCTGACGCTGGACGAGGAGACGCAGCAATACCAATACGCCACGGTGGACGAGGCGAAGCAGGTGGTGAAATATGTGGCGGTGAGAGACCGCGGGACGAGTGTGGAGATATTGGCCAGCGGTGAGACGGACGGTGCGCCGAGTGCGCTGTCGGCTGGTGTTTTAACGTCGTTCAAACAGTATATGAACCGTGTAAAGATAGCCGGTGTGGTGCTGAACATCAAATCGCAGGCGGCCGACCGGATGACGATCAAGGCGACGGTGTGGGTGGACCCTCTGGTGATAGGGAGCGACGGTAAGCGCATATCGGACGGTGTGAGAGCCGTGGACGAGGCGGTGAAGAGCTACCTGAAGAACATTGTGTATGGTGGAACGTTCAACAAGACGAAGCTGGTGGACGCAATACAGGCCGTGGAAGGCGTGGAAGACGTGGAGCTGGGCGACTGCCAATACATGACGGCCGACAGCTCGGTGTGGACAACGGTGAAAGGCAACAACTATACCGCCGCAGGCGGCAGCCTGACGGCAGAAGGACTAGAAAACTCAATGAGCTATGTGGTGGAAAATTGACCTAGTGAAGCTGGCGGTGCGGCTGTTGCCACCCGTGTTGCGCGGTGGGCTGACGGTGGCTCTACTGAAAGTGTTGACGCTGCCCCTAAGACACCTCTATGACCAACTGACGGAGCGGCGGAAGAACACCGACCGACGGCTGCTGACGACGGCGAACGTGGCGAGCATGGAGAAGGCACTGAACGACGCCTTCTACCTGACCGACGGACAGATACGCATAGAAAGCACGGAGGGCGACGAGCGCGTGTACTGGCACCTACGAGGCGAAACGCAGCACGCCCTGTATATGCACCAGAAGACGGGAGAAGGGATGATGCTGAAGCGGAAGGGCGAAAGCTCGTACAAGGACAGTTTTGTGGTGATGGTGCCGACCTTCCTATGCACCTCGGAGAACGTCGATGAAGACCAATACGGGGGGAAGAACCTGAGAGAGATAAAGAATTTGCTGAGTTATTACAAACCTGCGGGACGAACGTACCGCATAGAACTATACGACTATGAATAGACTGAAATGCAACGAGGGCGGACAGCCCGTGTATCTGGATGACCTTGAAACGCTGCAAACCAACGACGTACAGGGCATGGCACTGTTGCTGGCGGCACTGACCGGCAGCGAAAGCGCGTATCTGCTGCATGCACAGAAAGGCGAGGTGGCCGACGAAGAAGGCAAAAAGATGAAGATGCTGGCCAATGCCGCTGTGGTGAACGGCGAGATAGTGGAATGGGCCGACACGACACTGACGGTGGACTCGTGGGATGAGACGCTGTATTTGTGCATAAAGCGTACCGAGACCGACACCCGCACCTTTGAAGACGGACAGACACGGGCATGCGCCGCCGACGTAGAGAGATACCGGCATCCAGTATTTCTCCTTCTCT